GTTGCATCTGATGCAGATATAGTGTTACCATCCTTGTCTACGATGTTTGTTGTTGCCATTGGTATCTCCCTTTTAAGCAGCTTCTTCGTTATGCGTGGTTATCTCTTCATTAATCTTCCAAGCATTTCGCCACACTCTCGTGCTTGGTAACTGTGACTTAGTACAAATGACCATACGTGGCTTGTTGGCTTTGTCGTAGTTTTGCCATACGTGCTTTGGTAGGTCTTTCATAATAAGATATTCTATTGCTCTTTCTTCTGTCATTGCTTCAATAGGTTTTGTGTTGTGTAACAAGTAACCTCTTGTATGTTTTACAAAGTCAGGCTTCTCTTCATCTTTCTTGAGTTCCCAATAAACTTCTACAGGTGGTAATATGCCACCTTGCAATGCACAAGCCATCCAATTAGGGTCAGGGTGTGTAACCTTTGCAGGTTCATCAGGTGTCTCAGGGTCTTCCCATACAACACAATATTCTGTTCTGTATGGCTCTAACTTTTCTTTTGCCCAACACAATCTATCCCAAAGATGTGTGCCTTGAAATTCAGGTGTTTCTATTGTCATGCGAGGTCTCCTATGGTTGACCAATAATTTCCAGAGTAGTCTACTTCTTGACCATCTACTGAACCAGTTGAACCTTTAAATACCTTAACTTTTATTGCAGTGGTTAATGATGCAGAATTACCATCTTGCTCCATATTAATTCCACCAGTAGCATTAACAGTCTGTTGACTTGAACCATCATTTGCTGTATCCCAACCCATTCCTAATATACATTTATTAGACGCACCACTTAATACATTAGTATAGGTAGATATGAACAATCCTGTAGCAGAATCTGTTAAAGATGATTGATTTAAACTACCATCTGTTGTTTGATTAATTGCATCATAATTTACCCAATGTTTAATACCACTTGCCAAGTAATCTGTATCCACAGACTTAGATGTGCCTGTTATCTGCCCACTTGTCTGTAATGTATCAAATGCTATTGTTCCGTTTGCCATTATGAAAGGTCTCCTAAGAAAGCTACAGGTATATTTGTATCATCATTTGTAGCGTTTGCATTGCCATCACACTGTAAATTCCTAAGAGCAAAAGCACTTGTAGTGGGTGTAGCATCACATACTTGTGACCTGCCTGTTCCTGTAGTTCCATCGTTACCTGCCATTCCACTTAAACCAGCATAATTTGCATTTCCAAAATTAGTTGAAAAATTTACTGTAAATCTACCTGATGCAGTATCTGTGATACTTCCTACATTTAAAGAATCTGCTGCTGAAGGAGTACCACTTCCTGTTAAGTGACACCAACTCTTCGCCAACCCTTGCTGAATACTTGTCTGATTGCTACCCTCACCTCTAATAGTCATAGAGTTTGCACTTACACTAACTACAGGTGTTGAGCCGATGATTACTGTTGTTGCAGTGGACTTGCCTGTGATTGTGTCTGTTACTATTGTACTCATGCTAGGTCTCCACAAATCATTGATTTATTTGAAACATCAGCATCACTCCCATTAGTTTCATAAATTTCTATTCTATAAGATGAAGTTGTTGGACTATGTAATGTTACGTTTCTATCTGCATTGTCAGTTGCAGAACCTGCTCCAACTATATTTGCGTTAGCTAGAGTTATTGAAAGTGCATAACTGTAATCACCTGTGCCATTGTCTGTTCCACCACTTATATTAAATGAATTATCAAGTCCTGCACTTGCAGTGCCATCAGCCCATGCCTTAGTTAATCCTCCTTGTAAGTTAACAGTGTTAGTTCCACCCTCACCTACTATGGATATAGATGATGCACTTGATGCACCCTTTAGTTTATCAATAGCTATCTCTGATGCACCACCACGAGTTTGTATTGTATCTACCTTGATTGTACTCACGATACCACCAACCTTCCACCATCATTGACAGTCAATGTAATACCACTGTTTACAGTTAGCGTTCCTGTTACCTGTGCATTTTCTGTGGCAAGTATTGTTATATTTGTATCTAACGCTTGTGCATTAGTTCTGAACATACCACCATTCTTGAAGTTACCCTTGAACTCACTTGTAGGTGTAATTGTTCCTGCAGCCAACTCAAGAAAGTACACAAAGATATTGTTTGTACCACTTGAAGGTGCAGCCGAGAATGTCAATGTTGAGCCATCAGGTACAGTGTAAGCTGCACTATCTTGGACAACACCATCAACACTTACAAGTATCTCTTGTACTGAACCTATTGTTCTTCCTAAGTCAAAAGTCGTATCAGAATTATCACCACTGAATCTTACGACTGCAGGTGGAGCTTGGAAGTTAGCAGGTACGTTGTTGCCAATGTATGCCATATTATGTTATCTCCATGATACTTAGTGTGCCACTTAGTTTGTCTGCTACGGAGCAGTCTACTCTTAGTAAGTCTCCTGTCTCAAGTATGACCTTACCACCTGTTAGTAGTTCTAGTGAAGAACCTACAGGTATTGGTGCATCTTTAACTAAGAAAGATGTTCCGTTGGTTGCTGCTCTACCACCACCTGATGTAGTAGATACAAGCTCTACCTCTGTGGTTACTTGAGATGTATGTATGTTTGTAAGTATAAGTCCAATCACTACTGTAGTTGTGCTACTCGGAACTGTATATATTGTATATGGAGAACCTGCACTGTTTGGCTCGGCAGCGAATGTGACTACTCTAAATGTATTTGCCATTTTTTTATTTCCTTATAATTATACTCGGTTTTGCTTGATTTGTCAAGTAAAATTATCCGAGGGCAATCGCTAATGCAGTTGGGTCATCTGTACTAAAACCTGCACTAGTTAAGTATGTTTTAACATCTGTCAATGCCACCTGTTTCATTGTGCCATTGTCATTTGTAACAACTCTGTCTGCATCTACTAATGTTGTAGAAGAGGCAGCAGTACCACCATCCATGATGTTTAATTCTGTTGCAGTGGATGTAACATTTGTACCACCTATATCAAGTGTGGTTACAGATATCTCTCCTGCAACTGTTGCTACACCATCTGCTAATGTTATTAAATCTGTGTCATCTGTATGACCTATTGTAGTGCCATTAATTATAACATTGTCAACTGTTAATGTTGTTAATGTACCTACTGATGTTATATTTGACTGAGCAGAACCTGTAACTGTAGCAGCAGTACCACTCACGTTACCTGTCACGTTACCTGTAACATTACCTTCAATGTTAGCAACAAGCGTACCTGTTGTCATGTTGAGGTTGCCTGTGCTACTTGCGTTATCTGTAGTTGTACCTAAAGCAAACTTATCTTCAGATTCATCCCACATGAATAAAGCATCGTTACCTGTAGAACCTCTTTGTATTATTATACCTGAATCATTTGAGTTAGAACTTGCACCACTGTTTAGCTCTAGTAAATTATCTTTAACTGTTGTATTTGTTGTGTCCACAGTTGTTGTAGCACCATTTACAGTTAAGTCACCTGTAACTGTAAGATTATCATTAACAGTAGTTTCAGATGTACCATGTCCTATAGATATGGCAGTTCCTGATATACCTGTACCTATTGATACAGACTCACTACTATTTGCAGTATCTATAACTAAATAATTATCTGAACCTTGTTTGATTGTAAAAGCAGTTGCAGAGTTGTCTGATACTGCTACGTTAATATCTGTTCCGTCTGCACTAATAGAGTCAAGTGCAATGTCACCTACGTTAGTGATAGCATTGTCATTAAAAGATGTAGCACCTAAAGATATAGTGCCTGTTGCAGTTAAGTTACTAGAACCTACATCTATGTTGCCAAAGCCACTTGAGATAGCACCACTATCAAGTGTACCTACTGTTGTTACATTTGATAATGTGTCTAGTGCAGATTCAAAGTAAGTCTCAAAGTCAGTTAGTGCAACTTGCTTCATTGTACCTGCATCGTTGACTACAACTCTGTCTGCATCTGCAAGTGTAGTTGATGATGCTGAAGTATCACCATCCATAATGTTTAGCTCTGTTGCTGTTGCATCCACTGCAGCTAGTTTTGTAAAGTCAGCTTGTACTAACCCTGATACACCATCTAATAAATTTAACTCTGTAGCAGTAGATGTTACGTTAGTGCCACCAATATCTAGTGTAGTTACGGATATTTCACCTGCTACTGTTACTATGCCATTTGCTACAGTTATAAGGTCTGTATCGTCTGTGTGACCAATAGTGCTACCATTTATAACAACGTCATCTATATCTAATGAACCACCTGTTATTAATCCTGTGGTTGTTATTGTAGATGAACCTGTATCAATACTACCAAAGCCACTTGTAATAGAACCACTATTTAATGCACCCACTGTTGTCGCAGCAGTAGTTACAAGATTAGGCATTGCAGTTATTTCATCGTCAAAGTAAGCAGCTAAGTCTGTTACTGCTACCTGCACCATAGTTCCGTTGTCGTTTAGTACAACTCTATCTGCATCTGCCACAGTTGTTGATGTAGCACTTGTGTCACCATCTAATATATTTACTTCTGCTGTGGTTACAGTAAGACCATCAAGAACTTCTAATTCTGCTTCAGATATACCTGCACTACCTATTGTAATTGTGCCTGATATGTCTACGTTACCATTTATATCTATTGTTGTCGCAGCTAATTGTATTTCTGTGTCTGCTACTAAATCTAATTGTCCATCCGTACTTGAATTGATGTATATAGCTGTGTCTCTGAATTGTAACTTCTCTGTAGAAGCAACAAGTATGTCATCACTAAATTCAAAATAATCCTCGTCTTCCATCCATTTGAGAACACCATCAGATGTCTCACCATCAAATGTTATTGTTATATCTGTTCCTGCAGTTCCTGCACCAAA